CTCAGCGGCCACATGCTCGACCAGCAGGTGCCGATGGTGGAGATGCGCCCGACCGTGCTGAACTTCAGCGAGCCGATGAAGCAGCTCGAGGCGCTCGTCCTGCAGGGCAAGTTCCGGCACGATGGCAATCCGGTCTTTGCCTGGATGGCCAGCAACGTCGTTTGCCATCGCGATCAGAAGGACAACATCTACCCGCGCAAGGAACGCGAAGAGAACAAGATCGACGGCGTCGTTGCGGTCATCATGGCGCTCGGCCGGGCGCTGGCGCGCCGCGGCGGTGACCAGATCGACTGGGCGTCCTACGAGCTGGTGGCGGTTTGAGCTGGCTGCAGCGGCTGGCGGCGCGCTTCCGCGCGTCGGACGAGGACCGTTCGCCCTATAGCGACTTCTGGTTCACGCCGGTCGGCATGCGCTCGGCGGCCGGAACGCGCGTCACCGCCGACCACGCCATGCGTCTGTCGGCGGTCTATGCCGCGGTGCGGCTGATCGCCGAGACCTTCGCGACGCTGCCGGTCAACATCTACCGGGTCGCCGCGGACGGCGAGCGGAGCCAGGCGCGGGACCACTGGCTTTTCCCGCTTCTGACGCGCCGGCCAAACCGCTACCAGAACGCCTTCGAATGGCGCGAAATGCTGCAGGGGCACCTGACGTTGCGCGGCAACGCATACTGCGAAATCGTCGATGACGCCAAGGGCCAGGTCACCGATCTGATCCCGTTGCATCCGGACCGCATCAAGATCGAAATGACCGGCAACGATCCGGGCGACTACCGATACGTCGTCACCAATCGCGACGGCACGATCGACCGATTCAACCGCGGCAGCATCTGGCATCTGCGCGGCCTTTCGGCGGACGGGATCATGGGGTTGTCGCCGATCGCGATGGCGCGCGAATCGATCGGCCTGGGGCTTGCGGCGCAGGAATACGGCGGCCGGTTCTTCGCCAACGACGCGACGCCGAGCGGCGGCTGGATCGAGTACCCGCACAAGTTTCCGGACGCGGCGGCCCGCCAGACGTTCCGCGAATCGTTCCAGAAGTTTCAGGGCGGCAAGAACCGCGGCAAGGTCTCGGTGCTCGAAATGGGCATGAAGTACCACGAGGTCGGCGTCAACAACAAGGATTCGCAGTTCCTCGAGACACGCAAGTTCCAGGTCACCGACATTGCGCGTTGGTTCCGCGTTCCGCCGCACATGATCGCCGACCTGGATCGGGCGACCTTCAGCAACATCGAGCAACAGTCGCTCGAATTCGTGAAGTACTGCCTGACGCCATGGGCCGAACGTTGGGAAGCCTCGCTCGAGGCTGAGATCGCCGATGACGATGCCATCGAGGTCGAGGTCGACTTCGACAATCTCTTGCGCGGCGATTCGGCGGCCCGGTCGGCGTACTACTCGAGCGGGATCCTGAATGGCTGGCTGACGCGCAACGAAGCGCGTGCCGCCGAGAACTTGCCGCCGCTCGAAGGCCTCGACGAGCCGCTGCGGCCGCTGAACATGGCCACCGAAGAAGACGCCGAGCGGCTGCCGGCCGCGCCCAGCGCGCCCCAGCCGAACGGGCCGCCGGCGCCGCAACCGAATGACGATTGAACCGACAAGGACGAACCGATGCAAGTCTATGTGATCAAGCGCAACAAGGATGGCCAGTACTACTCGCACGTGAAGGTCGTCGAATCGACGCCGGTCATGCTGCGCGGCGCTTTGGTCGGCACTGAGGACAAGTTCGCGCCGGTGTTCAGCTCGAGCCTCGATGACGCCTCGAAATACCTGCGCGCCGCCGATTGCACCGACATGATGACCCATCCGCTTTATGGCGCCGAGAAAGAGTTCTCCGACTGCGTCGCCTGCAAGGTCGACATCGTGCCGGGCGGCTGGTGGGACGAAGTGGACAACATCAAGCCTTAAATCGGGGCGCTTCGCCTCACAACGCATAGGCGCCGTTCGGCGCCTTTCTTTTTGAAGGGGTTCCCTGCCATGTTCATCGGTCCCGTCTATTCCCTGACCAACAATGGCGTCGTGATCGCAACCGCGATTTCGGCGCTGCAGCTGCTCGCCGGCGCCAATGGCCCGGTCGAGGTCCTGCGCTGCGCCGTGACCCAATCGAGCACGACGACGTCGGCGCAAGTCGTCGCCGGCTTGATCCGCAAGACGGCCGCCGCGACGGTGACGGCCGCGGTCGCCGGCACGACGCTCCTCAAGGGCAACCCGGTGGCGCCCACGACCAACGCGACACTATCGACCAGCGGCACGGGCATCACCGCGTCGGCCGAAGGGACCAACGGTGAACTGTCGGTGCAGCGTGGCTTCAACATCCTGAACGGCTGGGAATGGCTGCCGACCCCGGAAGAACGGATCCTGGCGCCGCAGGCCGGCATCCTCGCCGTGACCTTCCTTGCCGCGCCGACGTCGGCGACCTACAACGTCGAACTGCGCTTCCGCGAACTGCGCGGCAGCTAAAGCCATGCCAAACCGACCGATGGCGGTCGATCCGCTGCGCGCCGAGGTCTACAAGGGCGAGCGGCTCGATGCGGACGTGCCGCGCCTGGGCGATTTCGCCGAAGTGCGCAACGACCACGGGCATGCGCTCGAGACCGGGCTGCTGGTGCGGGTCGTCAACGATCCGCACCATGCCGAGGCCTCCTGCGCAATCTGTGGCCAGACCGTCGTCGGTTGGTTCGTCGAAGTGCAATCCAATCACCCGTCGTTCGCCGCGGTGCCCGGGCCGCATTTTTATCCGCTGCAGTGGCTCAAGCGCTTCGATCCGAGCCGCAATCGTGGCCTGGCGCTGGGGCAATAGCACGTCATGACCGCGCCGATCCAAACCGTCTTCTCCGCCTACCAAGGCACGGGAGCGACCTGCACGGTCACGATCACCGCGGCCGCGGCCTCGAGCCAGCTCGTCATCGGGTTCTTCTCGGATAATTCCGGGACGATCACCGGATTCACGGTCGCGGACAATGGCAGCGGCGGCTCCGCGAACGTCTATTCGCAGTTGCAAGTCCAGCTCAATAGTCCGACGATTTCCGGATTGGCGGCGTGCCTGTCGCCCACCCGGACGACCGGGCCGACGCAAATCACCGTCACGCTGACCGGCACAACGCCGGTCTGGTCGGGGCACGTATTCGCGCAAGAATGGCCGGCCGGCACGTTCGACACGACCAATGTTCCAGACCAGGCCAGCGGCGCGACGATCACGGGCGTCGGGACGAGCGTCACCCAGACGAGCGCGTCGGCCGACCGCGGCGTCGATGTCGCTTGGGCCGTCTTCAAGCTCGGAAGCGGCGGCAATCCGGAGACGCTGAGCAATCCGGTCACTGGCGGCGCAACCTGGACAGCAATCGGCTCGGACACGAACGACGCCGTCCAGACGGGCGGCGCGGCGTCCTATCGGGTCGGCACCTCGAGCGGCGTCACGGAATCGGCGACGACCGCCAAGGCCACCGCGGCGGTCGGCACGTTCTCGCTGGCGTCGCTGGTCATCAAGGCGGCGCTCCCGCCACGGTCGATCATTCCGTTCTGGTCGCGCATCGCGGATCTTTTCCTGCAGCCGTTCCGCGGCGGCGTCGCACTCTTGCCGCCAGGCGGCGGCGCGTTTCCGGCGCTTGGCCTGAAATCGTTGCCGCAGTATCAGGAGGTGCGCCGCGACGGAGAATATTCGCCGGCCTCTTACTACGTCACGACGCGCGAATATCGCGGCAAGCTGCCGATCATCGGCGCATCGCGCGTGCCGCCAACGCCGGTG